GTGTCTCGACTTGGGCGCCGGCTTTAAAGAGTATATTTTTCTGGAGCTCGGGAGTCTGTTTCGAGAAATTCTCTACAAAGTCGGTGAGCTCCGAATCATTAAAGTCGACCTTGAAATCGAAGTCGGCCATCGAATCAGTCCTCGAGGTTGTTGAACTGATCGAGACGGAAAGGAGGCCGAGGCTTCGTCGTATCGGCGAGAGCGTCGTCCTTCTCGGCGATCGTTGCTCCGCCATAAAAGACGCCGGTCGCTCCCTTGTCCGCTTCGGCTCTCAATATCTTGAGAAGGTTCTCATAATGGGTCGTTTTCTGTGAACGAGGTCCGCCGAGTCCGAGAGCTTGCCGGTCGATCTCTCTCGCAAATTGCGCGAGGATAGCTTGAACCGAATCGATCGACGCGAGGACGACGTCGTTCCGGATAACGAGAAGAGCGTCGATCGTTTCATTCGATAAGAGTTGATCGTCCGTGTCGGTGTCGCCGATACGGAATCGGACCTTGTCTCGGTCCGTGCTCAAGTTTTCGTTATAGCTCCAAGTCATCGATCGGCCTTCGTCGATTTTTTATTCTTTCGAAGACTCCGAAGAAGGAGCTCGTCGGGGACGTCTACCAATTGACCCCGATCGAGCATCCTCTCAAGAGCTCGCCACGAATACGCCTCCGGGAGAGGTGTCCAGGGTTGGACCTCTCTCCCGTCGATCTGTAATCTTTTAGCGGCGAAAATCATTTAGGAAACGCAGTTGCTAAAGAACACGCCGAGATCACTCGATACGACTTTAAAGTCGTACGCCGCGAGAGCTTCAATCCGCTGAGATTGACGCTGTTCGATGCGGTAATTTCGGACGCGAAGGCCTTGAGCATTCTCGCCGCCTACAGAATTTAGGCTGAACATGTAGCCCGCGGTCGGGACCATGAGACCCGGTGTCGGTGCCACGTAGTAAAGCGCTGCGTCATTAGACCCGAACACGAAGGAAAGCGAGTCCGTCGCGCCTTCGGCTCCGGTGTTTTCAATCGCTCCCGGTATATGGACGCCATCAAGACCCAAGACCGCCGCGATCAAGTCCTCGGTGACGATCCCTACTTGCGAGTACTTGACCCGCTCGAGGAAGTCGCTCGAGGTCGCGAGAGCTGTGAAAACATCCTTACCGAGGACTAAATGATTTGGTCTCCGGCCGGTCTTACTTTCGACGCTGTCCATTTGGTCGAGGATGTCCGAGACCGGTGTCCCGTTCGCCGCGCTCCAAAGGTTCCCCGGTGTGATATCGCCGCCGCTTGTCGAGCCAGTCCATACCGAAGTTGTGAAGGCCGCCGCTGCGAAATCCTTCTCCCGCTTAAGGAGAAGTTGCTCGGTGATGTATTGAGTCGTAGAGATCTCGATATTGAGACCCGCGTCCGCATTTGCGACCGTGATATCGTCGAGATCCATATGTACGCCGTTTTCGAGGCATGAATACGAGTCGGTGCTCAAGGTGTAGTTAGCGCCTCGAGTCTCCGCTCCAGGACCCCGAAGACCAGCGATCGAGCGAAGATAATTACCACGATCGAAAACGAAGTACTTATCGGTCAATTTGCTAACGCTGATAGTTGGAAAAAAGGTGTCGGCCTTAAAACGATTTTGCTCTTGAGCGAAAGCCAAAGAGACGTTGGTCAAGGCTTGATCTACGTGTACAGATGATTGTAACAAAGGCATTTTTTAACCTCCTATCATTCAAAAGTTTGTGACGGGTTCAAGCAATTGATCCCGGCTGTGATGATTTCGGCCGCTCCACCCGCCGCCGTGTACGCTTGGCCGATGACCAAAGTACCCGCGAGAGTATCGGACCCGCCCTCGTCGATAGCGTTGTCCGGTGTACAGGTTGTTGCCTGACCGTCCGCCGATGTCTTGAGGAGAGCTCCTTCGTTGATAGCTGCGTCCGCGCTGATCTTAGTCACTCCGGAGATGACGACTGTCGCCGCTTGTCCGGATGTTGGAGCGTTTTGAAGAACGCCGACCGGTGTGTCGCTGGTAGCTGCTACGATAACGACCTTCCCGTTCGCATCCAATTTTACGAAATGATATTGCTTGGTTGAGAGGTCCCCCGCCGCTTCAAAGGTGGCGACCTGCGATGGTAATCCGTAAGCCATGGATCAAGCTCCTTTCTCGGCGACATAGGCGCCGTAGAGATCCGGATTTGTCTGGATCGTTTTTGTGATTGCTTGGGACTTGGTAAGTCCTGGTTGGGTCTTCATAAGTTCGTCGGCCGATTTCTCGATTCGAGACCATGCTCCGCCCGAGCTCATCGGAGACGCGGTCCCCGCTTCAACGAGTAGAGCTCCGCCCTGAAGCGCCGCCGAACTCGATTCGAGAGCCTTCTCGACCCGTGCTCCGAGTTGAGGGTCTCGAGCTTTTGCTTCGAGAACAAGATCGACGACTTCGTCGAGTGTATGTCCTGGGATGTTGCCGAGGGTTTGCTCCGCTTTCGCGACGTATTCGGTCCGCTCTCGCTTCGCGATTTCGACACCGAGCTCTCGCTCCAGTTTGGCTGCTTTCTCGACGAGCTCCGTCTTCGCCTTGTAGATCGACTCGAAAGCCTCTCGAGCGCCTTCGGGGATTTCTCGAAGAGCTTTCTCGAGCTTATCCTCGTCGTCTTTCTTCATGTCGTCCTCGTCCATTTTTTTCATGTCGTCGTCTTCGTCCTCCTTCTTCATATCGTCCTCATGTTTTCCATAATGAGAAGGCTTTTCGACCTTCTCACCGGAAGCCATACGAAGAGCTCGAAGAGCTTCGGCGACGGACATCTCGTCCGAGTACGCCTCGAGGAGCTTCATCGCCGCCATCATTGCGGTTTTTGCGTCCTCGGGTAGGTCCATTTTTTTCATGTCCTCGTCGAGCTTCGAGATAGTCTCCGACTCTCCCTCCGCCTTGAGAACCTGGACGAGTACCTCGTCCATCGTTGGTGCATTTTTCATAATCTGAAAAACCTTTCGGTTTGCGCCGCTTTCGACGAGAGAGACCTCCTCGGTCTTGACCGCCTTGAGCGACGTCGGTCGCTTGCGTTTCATGGGTTGCCCCTTGTCGTGATTTTGTACGTCGCCCGGCTCGAGCTTTGAGAGGTCGGCTCGACCTCAAAAAAGATCTTAGCAGGTTGATCGATCGGGTCAATCCCGGTCGATGAATTCGATGTCCGGCATTTCACCGGCGCCGAGGTCTTCGCGGGTCCCGACGCCTCCAATCGAAAAGGCGTTGAGCTCTCCGCTTTTAACCTTCGACCATAAGTCCGGAGGAAGCCTCACACCGAGGACCCAAGACCCGGAGGTCACGGAGTCTTCACCGAAGCGGGTCCGGAAGGACCGGTGAGGCTTGCCCTCGATAGCGAGCCGATAATCTTCCTGGGTAGGGTACCGCTCGACGTACGACTCGACGACGGTCGCTCCTTCGGCGTCTCCATTGTGATCGAGACCGATGGTCCGAGAGCTCTCGAGGAATTGGTGAGCGGTCTCCTCGATGACCGACGGAGACAAAAAGTCCTCGTGAGCGTCGAGCTCGGTCGGGTCCAAGACCACTCCATAGACGATGCGCTTCTCTTCGTCCGCCTTATAGATGTCGACCGCTCGGCTCTTCTCGGCGTCCTCCTTCGCCTCAAGTTGTCTCATAACCTTGTCGGCGAATCGTTTCCCCTCATCTCCTCCCCATAGGTTCCAGGCTTGGATCCCTCGGCCGGGATAATCCGGATGGCTCGGGTCGCTGTTCTGAGGTGAGTCGAGGTCGACCTCATGTCGAGCGAAAAATGACGCCATGCGTTGAACCGTATCCTCGGAGACCCGTCGACCGTTTGCGAGGTCGCGAGCTCTAGCGACACCGACCTCGGTCCCGCCTCGGTTCGATGGAGGTTGACTCTCTCGCATCCGGAGACCGATCGCGGCCTTCTCTTGGACGCCCTTCGGCGGAAGGAAGGAGTCGGCCTTCTCGAGTATGGCTCCGAGCTCCGCGAGCCTTCGGCCGAGACCGTCTCGAGCTCGGTCGGTCTTGATGGCCGCGGGATGCGGAAGAGATACGTCGACGACATCGCCGAGGAGTCCCTTCGCCGTTTTGCCCAGTGTAACGACCGCGAGAGGCTCGAGGTCTTTCACATCCTCGAGCTCGCCGAGGTCGACGACATCGACATCGAGTCGACCGAGACCGAGAGGCTCGAGGTAACTCTTCGCGAATCGCTCTCCGCTGGGTCCGCATAGGTGACGACGTCGAGCGACGTCGAGATCGCTCGGTGTCGATACAACGAAAAGTAAACGCTTCTCGACCTTCCCGGCTCGAGGATGACCATCGGGCAGGAGGTCGTTGTCGGTGACGTATTTCGCGTTTTTGGGTCGACCATTTGCCAGGAGATAAAGGAAAGCCTTGACCCTACCGAGAGCCCATTGATCACGACTCGAAACGCTCGGTCGATGACTTGTCGAGAAGGCGCCGGCTCCGCGTCGAAAGACCGCCTTGAGTTTTCCGAGGTCGGCTCGTTTGCTCTTCGCCTCGTGTTTCTCATTATGCTTATCACGCAAATTTTCGAGCGCCTTAATGTTAGCGTCGGATAGCTTTATCCCTCCGCGACCTCCGGCCGCCGAGCCTTCGGGGTTCGTCTCCGAGCCGGAGCGTCTCTCGCTCGGCTTGGCCGGTGTCTTCGGGTCGTCCTTCGCCTTGCCGACTCGAGCGGTCGCCGTCGCCGCGGCGAGCTCCTTGTTTCCGGTTCTCTCGAAGATCGCCTCATAGATCCGATCCCACTCGGCGCCTTTTTTCAAGCGGTCGTCGTCGTGCTCTTCTATGACTTCAAACGGGAAGGACTCGAAGGCGCCCTCATGTTCTCCGTAGTCTCCGACCATGAGAATCGGTCCTCCCTTGTAGTCCATCCAATGGAAACCCTCCGGAGCTTTTACTTCCTTTGTCTTCATCGTGTCCCCCTTATTGACCGGCTGATCCGAGCATCGACTCGGCCTTTTCACGCGTCACACTAAACGAGGTGACGATGACCTCGAGAGCTGAGTCTCTCGGAAGAGTCCCGGCGTTGACTTGTTCGAGGATGGAAAGGAGGCTTGAGACCTGAGCTCCGTTGAGCGTGACCGCTGCGACCGGCTTCTCCTCTGATCCCTCGATGCTCGGATTCGCCTCATCGTCCGAGGTCTCCCTCGAGTCGTCCACCGAAGGAGCTCCGTCGAGCGATGGAAGAAGAGCTTCGTCGGCTCCGCCCGGCGCCGGCTCAAATCGAGACGTGTCCTTTTGAGGTTGAGGAAGGTCGGCGAAGTCGCGGACGTATTCCTCGAGCTCGTCGTCCGGTGTGATGATGCCGGCTCCGGTGAGGCTCGCGAGAGACGCGGCGAGCTCGTTGAGGTCGGCGGTCTCGATGTCTTCGTAGTGAAGGACCGGGAAGAGCTCGCTCGAGATACCGTTGAGCCGGAGGAGCTTCGGGATCGCATGGTTGTTGATAACCTCGGCGATGGCGTCGAGATAGGTCCCGAGAGCTTGCGCGAAAAGGCTCGTCTTCGTCGAGGCGAGAGCAAAGCTCCCGACCTTGTCCATCCCGAGGAGTACGAACTCACCGAGGACCGTGATCGCTTGTCGGCTCTCGTGTCGCTTTATGATCTCGTTGATGTCGATCGGACGTCGTCCGCCGGAGTTGAGAAGTCGGAGACGGAAGCCGGAGGGAGACCCGTCGGAATTTGTCTCGGACGGGATGAGGACGCCCTCCATCTCGTCCCGAGCGACTCGTGTGATGAACTCCTTCATTTGAGCGACGACGGCCTTTTGAGACGCGCTCGCATTACTCGAGAGCATCTCGGCCGGGACCTCGAGCGTCGGAATCCCGGCGAGGTCTCGAGCGACGCCGATCGATTCGTACGTGATGAGCTTCTTTTTATAGTAGTACGAGAGGAAAGCATTCCGGAGGAGAGACCTTCCTTCGGGGTTGTTCTTATGAGACTCGGTCCGGAAGTGGAGAATTTTCTCGGCTGGGATGTAGCGTCGAGAAAAGTCCGGCGGAGCGAGTTGAGTAAACCCGAGGACATCACCGTCCGGGTCAAGGTCCCATGAGTAGATCGTGTCTTGAGCTCGTATGGGAAAGCCTCGCCACCCGATGCGACCGTCGGAAAACTTCGAGCGTCGGGTCTTGAGCTCCTCGTCGGGACCGCGTCGGATCTTGTATGTGATCTCATGGATTGAGAACCCATAAACGAGGAAGGACAAGATCTCGGAGAGGGTATCGGTCCAGGTTCGATCCATGTCTTCGAAGAGACACTCGGAGACGAAGTCGGCAACGGCTCGAGCGTCGTCGGTGTCTTCGGCCGCATCGATTCGCCAGTCGACCTGACGAACGAGGGTCTTGATAGCGTAGAGAATGGCGCCGATGATGGCGTCGTTCTCCGCCATCTCTCGATACATCCGAGTACCTTTCTCGTGTTTCAGTTGCTCGAGAAATTCCTCGTTCACGATGCCGGAGTAGTTTTTGAGACCCGTCCGTCCGAAGACCTGAAAGAGGTCGAGCTCGTCCTTTTCTTGTGTCATTTTAACTTCCCTTGTCTTTGTAGTCTGAGTACTTGCGAGGCCGGAGCCGCGACGATCTCACATCGACAATTTGCGATGTGACGAATGGGTAGGACGGAGAAGTCCTTCGGGTATTTCGGACGGAAGGTTTTTCCTCCCATCCTCGCCGGTTCCTTGAGGATGAATGGGTCTCCGACCCGGACGATAGTCCCGTCGAGGTCTTGGTGTCCTCGGTCGTTCTTATAGTCAGGACCGGCCGACCACATCACGTACTCGCCGCCGGTCGACTCAATAGCATCGAATCGAGCTTTCGTCCTAGCCATCCCGATTTCAGTTCTGGCAACGAGCGCCGCTCGGCTCCATAATTGCCGAGCTAAGGGATGCCCGAATTTGAGAGGCTCGAGCATCGCACGCGGAGGAATCCTCTTTCCGGGGATATCGGCGCCGTCGAGGTATGCCGAGGTTCGGATTCGTTCGGATAGCTCGGTGACGCTTAGCTCGGGTTCATTGGTCATCCATTGCCCGATGAGTCGTCCCATGTTGCGTTGAAACTCGAGCTCGATGTCCGACATCAATCCCTGAACGAGGACGGTCTTTTGCTCGAAGAGTTGCTCGAAGTAGGACGGCCTTACACCTTGCCAGTCGGCGCCGAGAGAGATCTTCATCTCGCTGTCGAGAACTCGAGATCCGTAGATCGTGAGAAGGTTCGCGAGCTCCCTCTCGAATCGACCGGTCGGGTCGTTCTTTCGAAGAGCTCCTTTGACCTCGAGGATCTTTTGACGAACGAGAAAGTCCATGTATCGATCGAGGATGGTCTTGATACGACTCGAGAGGCCGGACGCCATCGAGTCGGCCTTCCTTGAGCCGGGTCCGTTGAATGCGCCTCGGAAGCTCGGCTTCCTTGGAGGCTTGGGAGTTTTAGGTTTTACAGCCATGTACTAGGCCCTTTGTAACCGACATCGATGTCGAGCGATATATCGACGACCGCTCGACCATCGAGCTCGGTGATAGCCCATACGAGAGCGTCGAGACGGTCGGGAGAGTCTCGAGTCTCTCCGGGGATGAATGAGCAGAGTTGATCTTCGAGCTCGGGTAGCGGTCGAACGTGATGACATCGCAATTGTTCGTATCGACCGGCGGTCGGCTCCGCGCGAGTCGCCTTACCTCGAGACGCGTGGACGGCTTTCACCGGGACACCTGGGTCGATGTTGTTGATGATGGTCGACCATACGTCTCCGCCTTGGTTCGCTTCGACGACGATCCGGTCGGCTTCAAATCGATGATATGCGTCGACCGCTCGTCGACATACTTTCTCCGGTGTCGCTCTCACCGAGAGGTCTTCGAGGACGTAGAAGTCGCCTCGAGCTTTTCCGGCGACTATGATCCCGCTCTCGTCGGAGTCGGCTCTCGAGGTGATGGCCGGGTCAATGGCGACGACGATTCGCTCGAGCTCGGGATGTGTATCGACTCGAGCTTTCTCGATGTCGGCTCTCGAGAAGAGAGCTCCGGGGAGCTCGGAGAGGAGCTCTCCCTCGAGCTCCTGTCGACCGAGGGTAGTCCCGGCGTACCGGTCGACGACCGCATCGATGAAGGTCTCGGCGAGGTTGTGACGATTGTCCATCGTCGAGCCTCGGGTCACGACCGTATCGTGAGCTTCCATGATCTTTTTGAGACGGACGAGCGGTCTCGGTGTTGTCGTGATGAGTGCTCGAGGATGGTCTCCGAGACGGAGTCCAAAGGAGAGTTGATCCCAAGCCTCGAAGGAGGCGTGAGCGGCGAGCTCGTCGACCCATGCGTGAGAGAACTGAGGACCACGGAGAGCGGACGGAGCATCGCTTGAGAAGGTTGTCGCGATGGCGCCGTTTGGCCATGTGAGACGCCGCTTCGAGGGTTCATACTCGGGACGGAAGTCCGGAGGCGAGGACGCGAGGATTCCCGACTCACCGTCGACCATGACATCGCGGACATCGCCGGCGGTACGTCCAAGGATGCAAACTCGAGAAGCTCGTCCGGAGCGGACCTCATCGATGACCCACGACGCGCCGGTCCGAGTCTTTCCCCATCCTCGGCCGGAGCATATGACCCAAGTCTTCCAGTCACCCGGTGGAGGTAGCTGGTCGGGTCGAGCGGAGAAGACCCACTCGGTCGCCATGAGACGAGCGTCGTCGTCGGAGAGCTCGGCGAGGACCTCACTCCTCATCGATGCGTCGAGCGATG